TGTTTCCCAAGATTGGAAGATCTGAATTGATATTGAGACCAGAAGGCGTGATTTGAACACCGGAGCCAGAAGCGTGATTGTGGCTATCGAGAACACCAAAACAAGCATCAACGTTTAAGGCATAGTCTGGGCCTGGGTCCACTCCCACTACGGGAATAGGTAAGTTCATGTTGGGGGAAAGAATTATGTTACTCATTTTAGTAGCACCAAATATTTATGGTTACGTTGGCGGTGGCTTCCAGCGTGATAGTTGAACTGTTGAAAGGCTGTGTTCTATGAATCGACGCAGATGCGTTTTGATCTACGATGAACCACCCTTGCATTTGCCTAGAAAGAAGGTGATTCACTGATTGCGGAGTATTTGCCACCAAGGAAATCCCGTTGATTTGATTTCCCTGAAGCACGGGAATAGACAAAATGGGATTAAGTGCAGCAGCCCATTTTGGATTTGCTAAGGACCAAGGGAGGTTGGAAGAAAGATTTACCAAGAGTTGCCTCCCGTCCCGTTCTCGCCGTCACCCCAAGAGAAGTTTCTATACTTCGCGTCGCTGACTGTCTGAGGCTCCCCAAGATTTCTATTCTTAGCCATCTCATCGAGGCGTTTATCCATTTCCATTTTCTGGGCAGCGAAAATAGAAACGTCAGATTCTTCTTTGGCTAACATTTTTATACAAACGTCTGCGACGATGTATTCTTCCCAGCCCGCGATACCGTCGAGAGTGTCGGTTTGATTAATGAGCTGATTTGGGCGGGGTGCATACCAAATGCGGATTGTTTGACCGCCTTGAGTCTGAGGAACAATCATTAGATTGTCACCATTCAAGCGGTAACGAAGGTTCGTAATGCCGTACATTGTGTACTGATTTGGATAGTTGAAGAGGTTCTTTTGAATCAGGTTGAACTGCTTCAAAGTAACGTAGCTGTTTGGATCTTGAGGATTCAGCGCAACTTCGCAGAGCAGAAGCTTGTAGAAATCTACAGGAAGAGGATAAAGCTGCTGATTCTGTCCGGTGGTATAGGTATAGGGAGTTGCGACGTAGTAGTCGTCTCCATAGGCTTGAACGATTTTGTCGTAAAGTGCCTTGTAGCTCTGAGAGACCATAGAGGTCATCTCTTGAAGAGTGTAGAAAGGGCTGTTCTCTTTATTGCTACGCTGCCTGCACTCTAGAATAACGTTTCCAACGGTGGTTTCTCCGGGATTGAGAGAAAGGGCTTGAAGCGTCTGAGTGGGGTTACTTGAGAACGTGCCGTTTCCGGCTTGAACATAGTAATAATAAATCGCGTCTACAGTGCCGGTGGTGTCGCTGTACTGAAGTTGGGTTGTAGTTCCAAGCTCGGCGAACGTTACGCCGTCTGAAGATCGGCTAACGTAATAGAGAGTGGCTAAAGGCGCGGCATTCCAAGTAAGCTGTACTAGGTTTTCGGCAGACATTACCTGAAAATTGGGCGGAGTAATCACAGCGCCGATTGAAGGAATGGACAAAGAACACCTCAAAAAATGGGTCCGCAGCTCCCACGTTCGTAACGTCTGCGTCTCAACTGGTTACGCCAGCAAGCCTTAGCTAGGGCTTAAGCAGAAAAAGTTTAGGACTCTGAATCAGGTTGTTCTGGAACTTCTGGTTCAGTGTCATCACTCTTTTGAGAGTGCATCGCATGTAGGTCATAGAAGTTAGCCATTGCTTCCATGAGCTTCTGCGGGGATTTCTCATGCATGGCTGAGAGAATGTCTTGAGCGGCAGCATGACGGCCGTCTGGCATTCCGTCTTCATCTTGAGCCGCTTCAGTAGCCATAGGAGCAGAAGACACAGACCCATCCTTGGGGTGCCTTTTGCTCATAATGGTTTGCATGGCTTTCTTTTTGTCGAAAATAATCATTAGACGCCCTGGGCGCTGTTATTCATGTAGAAGTTAAGACCAATCACGGTGTTGTTAGCTGGAGCAGTAAGAACGCCATCGGCATAGCAAGCTAGGATGAGTTGCATTCCATTTCCGGCACCGGTAACAATCGCGCCGTTGCTGTTCATTAGATTTGCATCTCCAACTACTTCGATATGGTCAATGCCTGAACTAGCAGTTGCAAATACGGTTCCGCCGCCCGCAACGGAAGTTGCAGCGGCTACGAAGGATACATCTACAGCGGGAGTGATATTGGCTTGAAGGCCAGCCGTTTGCCATTGGGCAAGAGTGGAGCTACTAAGGGCAGCAATCGTGTACACCTGACCAACTGTAAGGCCGGAACTAATGGCGCTTCCACTGGGAGGAGAAACGAAGCCGCTGTAGCCACCTAGGTATTTGTTGTAGTTGTCTTGAAGGTTGACCACGATGTAGCCAGCGGCGGGGTTAGGATTTCCTGCGGCTGGGCTGGCGCTGGTGTGCATATACACGCTAGCAACTCGACCGCCCTTATCAAGGCTACGAATTCCATCACCATTACCGTTGGTGCTATCTACAATAAAATTGCAGTCAAGTACGGTGGCTTTGTTGTGTGGGTTGTAGGTAAATTGGATATCGCGTCTATTAGACATTTATTATTTCCTTTTCAAATGACCTAGGCTGTAAGGCGAAGGTGGGTAGAATTAGGCTTAAGCGATGCCCCCAAGGCTCAAGCCAGGTAGCTTAGCTACCTATAAGGGTGGGAAAATGCCCCGGTGATGAGGGCTGTTATTTTGTGTAATGAAGAAAAAGAAAGGCCCGCCAGTTATTAAGTGGCAGGCCATCAATTAGCTGAAGTGCTTTATATCGTTAGATATTAAAACTCTTGGAGCTGAACTTTAATAACGCCGTTGTGACCAGGCTTATTAGTATATAGGTTACCATACATACCAACTCGAAGTTCAGCAGCGTCCACGCCAGGAACACGTAGAATTTCAATTTCATCCATGTACTTAAGGATATGGGGAGCGGGATTCTGGCTTCTGAGGCACCATGAGGCCATTTCTAGGCAATAGATAACGCCATCTGGGCAATTTCTATCGGGGAAGATGCTCATTACGGTGTTAGCGCCATTGACTTGTACGCCACGGAAACCAATTTCACCGATTTTCTGGTCGATGTACTGAACCTTGCTACCAAGTGAGGTAATAAGAGCAGTATAGGTTGCGTAGGAGCAAACGCCGGTATCAACGCGACCGCCGTTAAGGGCGATACGGCCAGTACCTTGCAATAGGGCTTCCTCTAGTGAGAGGCTAGAACCATCAAAAAACACCCCTGAGAGGCGCTGTGTATCGAGGCTGCGATTGACCCCAAAAAATGCGTCTCCAGAACCAGGAGCAGCCATGGGGAGCCACGCCGCGAGACCAGCAATCTTTAGAAGACTGTTGGTGGTTGTAGAACCATTAGGTTGGAAGTTGTTGTTAGTTGCGTTTGGAAGGTCACCCTGAACGGCAAGGTAATAGTTAGCTGGCCAGTCAGAGGCAATGTTGGTGGAACAATTCACGTTCATAGTACCAGCAGAGCGGTTGACCGCTGTAACGGTAGCAACGTCAGTGGGAGCAGTGCCAGAACCATCGGCGTTCTGAACCGCTACTAGAACTTGATTACCTTCAAACTGTACGGCATCGTCTGGGTTAGCTAGCGTAATTAGGTAGTTATTACCTGATACGTTAGAAACGGAGGCGATTTGACCAATTGTACCGGCACCGTTACGGAAAATGGCGCTGGCGATACGGTTAGTTTCGTTTTGGAAAGCGGCATCAATCATTAATTCCGCGCCGTCAATGAAAGCTCCGGGATCTGTTTGAGCAGCGGCTAGAAGCTGACCGTCAATGCTAGCTAGAGAGAAGTCAGCAACGCGAGTTACTAAGAATTCTGCAACTAGAGGGCTTGACTGGTTGTTATAGGCGTTAGCGAAAGTAGCTGAAGAGCCCTGGGTAAGACCATAAACCACTGGTACGGGGTAGTATTTACCGGGAAACTTCTCTTCCTTCTTAAGCATGGCAAGAAGGGGGTTATCTTTATAAGTAAGCCATTGTACTTTTTGTTCGTCGTATAATTCCTTAAGAATTCCAGCGACGTTTTGCTGGGTGAAACCTGCTGACATTTAATTACCTCAATAGTGGGACGTATCCCGATAGTTAGTTTTTTGGAGTTACTAAGCTGTTATTGAGGTGACCTTGAATGTCTGAAAGGTCGTATTGTCTAGAACGACAATACAGCTACATACGTGTGTGAAAGTGCCCTTTAGCCGAAGAACTTCTTAACAAGGCGTGATTTCTTTTGGTCTGGAGTTTCGTTTCTTGGCACAGTTGTAGTTGATGCAACGCTAGCGGCGGTTTTATTAGAGAGCGTCTTGGATGCTGGGCGGGGTGATACTTCCGGCTTTAGTGGCTCTGAATTGGAAATGGCTTCTTTTGCGGCAGCTACGGCTTCTGATGGCCTAAGCTTTTTTAGATTGCTCATGCTCTTATAGGTATCCTCATAGTATTGCTCTACAAGGTCAGCGGCTTCTTGAACTGAAATAAGCTCTTTAGAGTCTTCCAATACGGACGCTACTGTTTCGTAGATTAGTTCTTCAGCTAGTGACCCGTTGTAATTGCAAAGCTCATACTTTTCGGGGCTAGCGGAAATTGTTTTGGTAATGTCATTTCTGAATTGGGAAATGGTGTCAGAGTTTCGCTTCTCTTGAGCTTCTCGCTGCTGCTTGGTTTGCTCATCCCGGAACTTTTGAATTTCGTTCTGTGCTGCTTTGGCAGCCTTTTCCTCGGGGGTGGAGTTGTCTTCCTGCTGGGCAAACATTTCGATAATGTCATTGTCGGTAAATCCAGCAAGCTTGAGCGCCCCTAGCTTGTCTTTAGACTTAAGCTCTTCAAAGTCTTGTAGCTTTTTGTGAACTGACTTTAGTTTCTCTAGCTCTTCAGCATGGGCTTTTTGCTGCGACTTAAAGGCTTCCCGCTCTTTCGTTAACGCGGCTTCCTTTTTGGCTAAGTGGGCGAAACGGGTTGAATCAATTTCGGGAGTCTTTACTTGATCTGTGTTTGCAGACTGTAAGCCTGGTTCACCACCGGCAGTAGAAGTTGCGGCAGGAGCATTTGAAGTTGCAGGAATGGAAGTTTGAAGCATCGCTAATGCTGTTGAATTGGACATTGGTTTATTTCCTTATGCGGATACGGGTTGATTATTTGTGTTCTGAACCATGGGACTAGTGGGCGTAGGTGCCGGATTAGCCATAGGAGTTACAGTCGCTTGAGCCTGAGCTTGCATCTGCGCTTGTTGATTAACCGCGTCTTGAGCTATCTGCGCTTGAAGGTCATCAATCTGTGATTTGAATCGGCGTAATAGCGCCATCTTTTCGTCTGGGGCGCTATTAAGATAGGCGTAGTTGTAATAGCTAAGGTAAAGCTGCTGAGCTAATGCAAGGTCAAACTGTGGTTCTGGAGATACATAAACATCATTGTCTAGCATATCTTCAAAAAGCTTATGTAGTAGGTCTTCAGCCGCGTTAGCTAGTTTGTCTGACATTTCTACGTCTGGCATAGACATTAGGCGTCTCCCGGCACGCGGGGAAATGAGACCAGCAGCCATGTACTCTTGAATGGTTTCTAGCTTTCCTGCGGGTTCATCTGGGAGTGAGCTAGTGGGGAACGCTTTTAGAATGTATTCGTCTTCATCAAGCTTAATATCCGCCCAATCAATCGTTTCAATAAACTTGGTGGTGGGGAATACGGTCTTGAAAGACTTCTTACGTGAGTAAATATCTTTAGCTACCTCAATCATTTGACGGGCAACTTCCAGATAGAAAGCTTCCATCTCTTGACCGATAAAGAGGAAGCGGTCATCCCCGATCTGGTCATAGGTACGCATAGCGGCACCCGACTTGACGCCAAGAGGAGTAAGGCTAGAGGCAGAAAGCTGGCTTACTCCTTCTTGCTGGTATCCTTTAGCTATTAGGTTATCTACATAGGGATAGATATCCTGCTGAATCATGGGCGGGGTAATGTACTGAGGGGGCGTATTAGTGTAGGTAATAATAGTGCCGACATCGTTATTAAGATGCTGAGAGACCACGCGCGAACCGTTCTCTACTAGCACCTTGAATGAGCCACCCATCCACATAGAACGTTGGATGAGAATCATTAGGCGGTTGATTTCTTGTTGAAGGTTTTGGAGACGTTCGCAGGCACCTTGACCCCAGAAGCCCAAGAGGCGTTTGGAGTAGTGGAAGAAAACGAAGGGAAAGTAATTCTTAGTCCACTCTTCTTTAAAGACGACACAATCCCCAACGCAGATAGCGTGTAAGCCGTCTTCGGAGTCTTTGCTGGAGCGAAGGTGCCAGGACTCAGTGACTACGATTAGGTCAGCCGCAGTTCCAGCGCC